GGGGAAGTACCGCTAGGCAAGATCCCCTCAAATTTTTTTATTATCTTCTAATTACAAATGTTACATCTAGTGCTTTAGCACCAGTAGAATTACCATCAGTAATCATTTCGATTGAGCCATCTTCTTCAACTTCATTCAATGCTGTTGGTACAGAACCATCCATTGTACCTACTGCTGAACCTGAATGTGCAACTGTAAATCCAGCATTTGTTACAGCAGTTCCACCAATTTCAAAAGAAATTCCAGCGTTACCACCACTTATAGCACCTTGAAGTACAGACATAATTTTAATTATTCTGCCGCCATCTGGTACTGCTACAAATGTTGAGCCAGCAGTTGATATGTCAGAGATTCGCCCACTTATAAAATAATCGTTTAATGTTCTCATGTTTTTTATCCTTTATTTGCTTCGTTCCGCCATTGATTGACTTCAAAGACCAAACAAAATGTGTTGATTAAAAGTACAGAGGGGATTGCTCCCCTCTATACAATATTTTTATTATGATGTTGTTAAATCAAATACACCACCACTTGCTGCTTCATTTCTAGAAACAAGAGTGTATTCTGCTAACATAGCTTTCTTCGCAGCATCACCAGTTTTTGCAAGATCAACCAATTGGAAATCTCTTAAAAAGGCAACTGCCCACATATCAGGTGATAAGACATAAGCTGATCTGCTTCTGCTAAATCTGTTAGGTACAACAGTCATCGCACCAAAATCAGATTCGTAAACATCAACAGCAGCTACCAATCTTTTGTTTTCTGCTGGATCAAATCTTGTAGATCCACCAGTAAAGCCTGATAGTTTTTGTTTATTGAAAGAGCCAAGCATAACCATAGATGGATCTCCACCGCTATCCCAGACTTTTTTAATTACATCTTTAAGCTGTGCTTCTGTGAAAGCTCTTTGAGTTCCATCAGTTCTAGCATTAGTACCAGATGTACTTGGATCAGCTCCACTACCACCACCTTTAGATGTGTTAGTTTTAATCCAAGATTCAATACCAGCTAATCTTCTAGGTGTTGAATCATCACCAGTTACAGGTGCTTGGTTTGCTGTTAGAGAAGTTTCCATATCTCTTTTTAACTCTTTAGAGTTTTTAGAGATTTGGTAAGCTAACTCATTGTTTCTACCAGCAGTAGATACTGCATCTAGAGTACCAGAAACGATTACAGATTTTCTTGATATCTGAGTTCTGTTTCCTATTCTAGTAGTAGCAGAGGGAGCTGCGAATGAAATCTCATCACCCTCTATTTGATAGTTGTCGCTAGCTGCTGCTGCTAAACTATCTGTTTGCCACTCATGGTAAACAGCAGTTGCTTTTTCTCTGCCTATACCAGACATGAAAGGAGTATCAGTAGGAGATATATTATAAATAATATCTGCTAAATCTTCTCTTTCACCAGTAGCATCGTATGTTGAGTAAGTATTAGTTACCTGTGCCATAGTTATTTATCCTTATGTTGAGTTGTTATTGTTTGTTAATCATATCTAAAAATATGCTGGTAGCATCTTTAACACTTCCAGTTTTCTTTAGACGACTCAACTTTTCTTTTCTGGCTTTTAAATTTATATCAGCTTTGCTTTGTTTAACTCCTGAAGAAAAAACTTTACCTGGTTTAGAAATTTTCTTTGCAATATTAGGTTTTGCCTTTTGCATACTTCTAAATTTCATAGCATCGTTCACCAACATTACTATTCTATGGTCATATACTTGTGCTATCTCTTGGTCATTAAAACCATAAGAATTTAAAGTAGATTTCATAGAAGTTTTTAATTGACTTGCTTTATCAGGATTAGAAAATTCTGGCATTTTAACTACCAATTTTTTCTGTTGCTCCTGTAAAAAACTATCAAATTGTTTTTGCTGTTCAGATTGCGTTTTAGCCATAGCTGAATTAAGCTTTTCTTGCTTTCGTCTTAGCCTATGTTCAATCCTAGCAGCTTCTGTTGGATCTTCTTCGTACAACTTTTCCAAATCAGAAGAATTAATCTCTGTTTGTAATTGTTGTTGGGCAACTGACATTAACTGATTCAATTCGTTAAGCTTTGAAGAATAGTCTTGTCTTTGCTTTTCAGATTCAGACATAAATTGTTTCTTTTCATAAGAAAGTTCCTCTGTCTTTCGTCTGTAATCAGCATCCCTAGAGTAACCAGCTTTCAACTCATCAAGGTTAACATCAAATTCTTGACCAGCAACTTTAACTTTGTAAAGTTCTTCTTCGGTGGAATCTTGTTTCTCTTGAGTCTCAATTTGTTCTTGTTGAGATACTTCTTCGGAAGTTTCATCGTTAGATTCTTCTTCCTTTATTTCCTGTTCCTGAGGTTGATCTTCCACTTGTGGTGATTCCTCTTTTGTAGGTTCAGGAGAATCCTGTTGTTCTTTTTGTGGCTCATCCTTTTTAACTTCTATTGAGTTTGAATTTAATAAGCCTGTTATTGTTTTTGTTGCTTTACTGATGTCAGTTTCAGCTCCCTTTAAGGGGTTAGCATAATTGTCTGCCATTGTTTGCTCCTTTAGTTAAGTTCCTGTTGTGTATAGGTTGATTTATCCTAACTTTTTTTGTTAGAATTTTT